TGGAAAGCGGGTGCAAAGGTATAGGATTTAACAATACAAGCCAAACATATCTATCATTTTTTTTAATAAAAATGAAACTTTTTTGTAACTTACTGATTCATAAATGCATTTCGCATGAACAATTTTGAAGAAAGGAAAAAGAGAGAAAATAACTATACATTATATATATACGTGCGCGCGAAGAGCACGAAGAAAGAGAATAAAAACATTTTATAAGCATGCCGGATTGGGTGGTGGCGGTTCTGTCAGTATAGTCGCCGCATCAAAGCAGGGACATTGTTTATAAACCGCAAAACGTTCTGTGATGCTTTCTCAAATCACTTTGTGAGGTTTTTTAAAGTTATTAACACAAAACGAAATGTGATTTTTCATTTGTTTTCTGGCACTCTTTAAACACCTATCAAAAGGCCTTTAAAAGTTCCTCAAATCATCCGGAATACTTATCTTTGTGTGAATTTAGGAGGAATGTGTACTTAAAAAGAACAAGGAATAGACAGCGGAGAGAAAGTTCCTCCCACCGTTTTTATTAACTTTCCACTATCTCACTCATTGGCCGGATGTACGCAGCCCACTTTCTCCATCCGTTTGATGTCTTGTAGGCGTTGACAGCATTGTCGGGCACATAGATGTCAGGTATCCGGGGAGCGTTAAGCAGTGTCCAGTAATCGGTCGACGGAGGTGTTTCGGTCCGTATTATCAGGGTCTTCAACAGAGGAGAATTCCCCATACCGGTCACCGACACGGCATTTTCCCCGATTTCCACACGGGTCAGTCGTGGCATATCCCCCAATCCGCTAATTGCTGTGACATGGGGCGGATATACGAATTCCGAAATTCCGGTGCCGCCGAAAGCGCCAGACTCAATAGTTGTCACTGTGTCAGGAATGGAAATTTCTTTCAACGCCCCACAATTGTAGAAAGCCTGCTTTGAAATAGTGTCGCACCCATTGCCTATTATGCATCTTTCCAGAGAGACGCATCCGTAAAAGTATTGGTATCTGATATTCCTGTTTTCCGGCAATTCGATACTTTGCAAAGACGTACATCCGGTAAACAGATTATTGGACGAGGTGGTGAAATTTAGCCACTTGAACTCATTGAACGAGACAATCCGCGTATTGTTTGCAAATGTGCCGGCATTGATTACCTGTTGAACGGCCGCTTCCTCTTCCGTTATATAGCCGTCCTTGTCGGCATCCCATATGCCAAGGCAGATGCGCCGGGCTTCCGCGTCCTTGAAATGAATGGCCGCTTCACCGACAAGTACCAGATTCAGTCTGTTGAATACACTTCTCAGTGCATCCACCGTGTCCTGGTAGTACTTGGAATGCACAGTAATGGTGCCTTCCAGTACCGGTATCGGGTCTTCGCCGGACAGTCCCTCGGCTGACAAGCCGGAGTAGCTGCCGTCGGAGAGGCGGGCGAGCATGTCGAGTGCGTCGGCCGTGTAATACTCCTCATTGAAACCTATTGCGCGGATATGTTTCAGCGCGTGGGCATCACCCTGCGGTTGCTGTGCCTCGATGACGTCAGACAGCAGTTTCATGGGCTGCAGCAAAGGACAGTTCTCCACCCAGAAGTCTGTCACATTCGGGGCGCACTGGCCGATGCGCAATCCGCCGGTGGACAGCAGGGGGAAGTTCCTGAAGCCGATGTACTTGTTGTTTGCCGGATACTCGATGACTTCGAGACTGCCGCCTTCCGGAACCTTAATCTGGCTGAGATTGGTTCCGTCCGCATATATCTCACGGATATTCTGGCAGGCGCTCAGGTCAAGAGTACCCTGCAAGGTGGCAATGTTTGACAACAGGACTTTCTGTAGGCTGCCGCAGTCGGCAAGGGTAAGCCCGGTGATGGTGATGATGACGTTTTCGGTCTTGCTGCCCAGGATGAGCTCCGTCAGGCGCCGGCCACGGACCACCATGGTGCCGCTGACGTTCTTCCGGTGCCAGTCGCCGATGGAGAGCAGCCAGCTCGCCGCCTGGATGGCGTTCTGCTGGTCGGCAGAGCCGCCGAGGTCGATGGTCATCCGGCACACTTCACCGGCCTTGGTCCTTGCGCCCTGCACGATGCTGGTACCGTTTGCAATGGCCGGGTACATGTCGAATGCCGGGGTTATCTCGTAATCTATCAGGTCGCCTGCTGCACGCACGATGATGGTGTCCGTTCCGCTGTTTGAAAACAGACCGTAGCTGTATTTCGACATGATGTACATGATGCGCTTCTTCACCCAGGCGGTTTCGGCAGAGCAGAAGTCGCCATGCGATTGGGTGATAGGGTCGGTGTCGTTGGTATAAGAGCCGCTGTTGTAGGCTATCTTGGCTATCTCGTAGCGTTTGGCATCGGCGTTGACCAGCGTGGCCGGGAAATAGTTCTTGATGCCGAGATAATACTTCTTGTAGAAGGCATATACCTTGTCATAGGGAGTGCCCGAGGATTGTCCGCACAGGCTTTCCATGGCACTGAGCATCTTCCGCATGCCTGCCGCAATCTCGGCGCTGAATGCCAGTTCGAGCATGTTCCAGAATACGGATGTCTCGCCGTTCCAGATGGGCTGGCCGTTACTGTAAACATCGTGCATCTCGCAGTGGTAGGGCTTGCGGTCCTGACCCTGGTTGTCTATCGGGAAGATGGTGTCGGCATCGTCCAGGCGCCACCGCCACTTGCTGCCGGTAGTGCAGAAGTTATACGGATAGGTGTTCTTCGCCCGCTGGTCGGTTCCGGCCGTAAACTCCACGAAATTATGATGGAATACGGCGTCGCTGATGTCGAAGCAGTCGGGGATGGTAGCCCGGAAAAGCTGCTTCCTCGCATTGACGAACAGTTCATTCAGCTGGTCGGCCGTGAAGGCTGATAAATCACTGCTTAAATACTCTTTGAGCTGTGTCTTAAGGTTAATCTGCCCGGCCCCGATGTCCGAAGGGATGAATTTCCCTTCCGCCGCCTCATAGTAGTACAGATTGTAGAGGTCGGTATCGCCGGTCTTGGCAATCCAGTACTCATACCCCGTGCTCCGATATTCCGCAACAGAAGCATTCAGCTCCGCCAGCGTGCCGCCAAACGGACGGATGCGGTTGTTGCAGACATATACGGCGTTATAGGAATCTATCCACCTCTGCGCAGAGAGCGGTTCGGTCCCGTCGGCATTCAGCTCTCCGGCGTCGAAGTCCCAGCAATTGGTATCATTATATTGGAAGGCTTCCTCATCGGCATTGTACGCCCAGTATGACTTGCCGCGGTTCCAGGGCACACGGAACAGTGCCCCCAGCGGTGCGTTGTCCGAGCCCTCTACAGAGAGAAGTTCCGGGAAAGCCTCCGTATCATAACCGAAACAAAGGTCATCTCCCTTGTCCGGGCCGAACGTAAATTCTCCCATGCAAGTATATACATCCTGCCCTTCCTCGTTCACGGACTTCGAGAAGCCGATGAACGGCTCCTGATAGACGGCCACACGTATCTTCGGGTCGGCAACCATCGCCTCGTTCTTCATGCCTGTCTCCTTGAAGAGGGCATCGTAGGCATCCACGCTGCCTGCCTTGTGGTCCTGCATGGAGCTCGCCCAGTTCTTCTTGGCGGTCAGGCGCCCGGACTTCGGAACGTTGTCGTACATCAGCACACAGTTCTTGTCCGTGGTACCGTCGGCATAGGTCGCGATGGAGGCTATCTTGTTTCCATCAGCGTCCTTCAGCCCTTTCATCTTAAATCTAATATTCCACTCCAGGTATTTTTTGGAAGATGTACCCTGGCCTTCCACCAGCAGATTGGTAAGCGTGAAGTTCCTCTCCGGCTTGTCCTTGAAGAAGACTTCCAGATTACCCGCCACGCCCGAAGGGTTCATCAGGTTCGGGAAAGGCTTGTCTACCACAAACACGTTGTACAGCAGCTTCGTGGCATTGAAGTCGATATTCACACCCTCACCGTCCAGCACGAGGTTGACGTTTTTCTCCGCAAGCTTCTCGTCGGTGGTCACCAGCTGGTTGATATAGTTCTTCTGTACGGCTTCCGAAGGCAACGCACTGTCGTAGACACGCAGCCCGTACAGGTAGAGGTTGGCATAATCGCTACCCAGCACAATCTTGCCGTCATTGCGGAAGTAGTCGTTGTTCTCGTAGGCATACTGCCGGTTCTTCTTGCCGTTGATGTAGATGGCCACAATGTTGAACCCTGCATTCCCGTAGGCATCGGGCATCACGACTACTGTCAGGCGGATACGCACACCGTTGTCTATAGGTACGTCCTGCGTCGAGCTCTCCTGCATGGACTGGGAGAAGAAGGATACGTTCTCGCCCGACACGCGCAGGCCTACGTTGTTCTCCGCAATGGTGATGATGTCCTTGCTGGCATCCGAGGGATTCTCCACCTTGAAGTCGATTTCGATGGTCTTGCCCCGGCGGGCGGCTTCCGTGGCGAAGGGGCGGTAGTCTATCACGGCCCTGCTGCGGGCGAATATCTTCAGTGCCTTCACTCCGTCGGCGTCAGCCGCCCATCCGTCGTTGCTCCAGTTCAGGTTGCTCCACTCTACCGGTACGGCCGTCTTGTCCGCCTCGTTGATGACGCTCCTGTAATTCGTCTGCGAGTTGGCACGGGTCCGAGGATTGATATAGAGTGCGGCGCCTGCCGTAGCCGAATAGCCCAGCGAGTTGTTCACCGGCAGGGCAATGGGTTCCGTCAGGGCATCCGCACCGTCCGTCACGCCGACTGTGACGCCGAAGTCGGCATCGTCATCCGTCTCCACCTCCATCGGGTAGGTGAAGGTGTTCCTTGCGTTCGCCACGATGGCGTCATTCTCGGAACTGTACACCTCCATGCCGCCTCTGGTGATGGAGAACCTTGCCTCGGTCAGTGCGGACGGACCGTCGTAGATGGCGTAGTCGAACACCGTGTTGTCCTGCCAGTTGGTGAGCTGTTCCGCCACGTTGTTCACGCACATAAGCTTCACGGCTTCGCTGGCCGTACGGATGCACATGATGTTGACCGATACGGATTTTGTCTGGATGGTATTGTCGGAGTTGGAAAGATAGAAACTCACGTTGTATACGCCCGTCGCTCCCGGATGCTCCAGCAAGTAGATATACGGAGTATCCAGATACACGGCTGTGCCTATCGTCTTGTCGTAGCTCTGGCTGTAGCCGTCGCCGGTGACGGTCAAGTGCAGTGTCTTGTTGATGTTACCGTTGATTATCATCGGGATGTTGATGTTCCCGGAGAAGGCGGTCCACCAGGCGAAGTTCGGGGTGCTGATGCCCAATGACGTGAGTTGCACGTTGTAAGTTACCGGTGCGGTGGTCTTGTCGGTATTCTCCCCCTTGATGGAAATCTTCACGCTGTTGCTGCCTGATGACAGCCATTCGGCTATGTCCTGCCTGATGGATACGCCCGAAGAGACTTCCATCTGCTTCACCACGGTGAAGTCGGCATACTTGGCGTTCTTCATCATGATGGTGCACAGGCCGAGTTCTCCGGTAGACTTGTAGGGTTCGTCCAGGCTGTCGCGATACTGCGAGATGAAGGAGAAGTCAAGCACGCACTCCTCGCCGTACTGGGTGGCGAAGCCGAGCGAGGCCATGTTGTTCCGGACATATACGCTGTACATGGTTCCGGCGCCTCCGGCCAGTTCGCGCACAATCTGTTCAAGCGTCGCACCGGAAGCGCCGTCGAAGGCTGTGCCTGGGTCGGTACCGATGACAAGCTGCGCATTCCTCACTTCCTGCAGGGCGTTTTTCAAGTTCTGCATCGCCGCCTTGTTCGTCTCGAGGCTGTTGTCATTAACGCACTTGGCGAACTCGTTGATCTTTCCGACAAGCTCGTTCAGTTCCTCGGCCTTGAGGATGTTGCCACGAACGAAGTTTCTGTTTAATTTATCCATAACCTATCCTAATATATCGTTGTCATCAAGCCTGCTTGAGTCCAGTATGAAGTCTACAATCTCAATAACCTTGCCGCCACGCGCGGCAAGGGCGTGCATTATCAGGTTCGTCTCGAGCATGCCCGTGTCGGCCATGTCACTCTCGATACGGCTGATGACCGCATTCGTGGCACCTCCATCGTCACCGGTCACGCGCTTGCTCAAAACGAACCTGATGTAGCCCATGTCACTTGACGTTCAGTTGGTTGATAATTTCACGCTTCACTGCGGCTATGAGCCGGGAGTTCTTGACTACAAGCTCAAGGGCCTTGCTGTATCGTTCAGGAATCTCCACTGCATCCTTTGAATAGTAGATGCTTTTAGCTAAGTCCTCAAAGCCTATGTCCAGCAGGATACTGCCGTTGTACATCATTTCATTGCCGACGGTCTCGGCTGCGTCGAAGGTCTGTCTGCCGCCCTCGAATGAGGTCTGTGCCTCGATTTTTCTAAAGTTGATTTTCATGATACGTATACTATTAATTTATAATATCCTTTTAATTATCTGGCTGGATAAGATTTCTTGAGTATGCCATTTTTAAAAAACCTCAATCCATACATAGTGTCAAGCCAAACCTCGTCACTTTCGCCATCACCAGTTGAATTCATCATACTAATTATGTTTGTAGAAATACTAAGAATGCTTAGAGTACTTCCATGACCACTAGTTATCGAAATATATGGGCTATTCTCATTACCATCCTTAAAACCGATATCAATAACTTTATCATTATTATTGTCATACACTCTTATGCTGCCATATGTTCCGTCAGTACCATATTCATTTTCCTCCTTTATAGTTACGCGGCTTCCTCCAGACATAGATGTACTAAATTCGCCTTTAAATACTCCGCTATTGGCTGTAACATTATTCAAGGTAATGTTATTCAAAGTCGCATCATTCCCGTTGATGTCACCCGATAATGTAAGGTTATTGGCGGTAATGTCATTCAGCGTCAAGTTCCCGTCCTTGTCCACCACGAACGTGTCGTTCGCCACGATATGCCCGTTGAACCGGATGAGGTCGGCGCTCACCAGCGCATTGCTCTGGAACCTCCCGTCGGGCAGCTCGGTAACGAAAGCGGCTATATACGATTTCTTTACATAACCATCCGAAGCGGTTTTCTCTGCAAACATCTGCACAAGGTTTGATTCGGTGATGAGCCCCGACTTGTCGATGTTCGTGATATGCCCCGCCGCATCAAAACTCACCTTCTTAGACAGCAGCGAGTTGAAATCAGCCGTCGTCACCAGCCCGGAAGTGTTGATGTTCGTGATGTTTCCGGAGCTGTCGAAGTGGATGCCTTCAACCAGCGCGGCGATGGAGTCCTTTGTCACCTGGATGGCCGCCGTGTTCTCATCAGCCGTATCCTGCGCCCCCCGGGCAAGATAATAAGCGTCCCGGGCATCGCTGATACCCTGGTTGGCAAGCCTCGTAGCCTCGGCAATGCCATTTTCCGAATCCGTCACCGCAACCGTGATGCGGTCCCCCAGGTTCTCGATATAGGCAGTAGTTGCCGTGGAAGAAGGTTTCCAATGGCTGATGCTGAATGCTGCTCCTGCCACCTTCGCAGTCTTGCATACGAGAGCATCATTCTTGTAAATAGTGGTGCCGTCATTGTACGTCGCGTTCACCCACATGTCTCCCACGTCGTAGGCATCTGCCACAGTGGGCTGCGACACGAATACACGCCGCTTGCCGTCGGCCGTATCCTGCGCTTTTTTAGCATCTTCCAGCGCCTTCAGCGTCAGGTGGTCGGTGATTTCTTCCCAGGCACCCGACTCGAACCGGTAGCCCTGCCCGGTAGCGGTGTTGTAGAACAGGTCCTGGTCGTGCATGGCCTTCAGCTCCGCAGTCGTCCATTCCGAAGCGGGAATGTTACTCAATGTAGGCTCATAGTCATAGAACCACATCGTGTACTCCTTGTCCGTCTGCTGCTTGATAATGTCGAGATTTACCTGCATGTCGTCAAGGGTCTTGTCCATGTCCTTACCCGTGGCCTGGTTGATAAACCTGGCGGTAATCTCGCTGAGCACCGTATTGAAGTCAATCAACGGTTCGGGCATCGTGTACGAGTTTATCCCATTGTATATGCGCACATAAGGCCCTCCGGCGGTAACGCTGTCCCATACAATGGCACCCTGTCGGCCCGTGTCCGTCCGGTTGCCGAGCTGCACGATGCTGTCTCCGGCAAGCGGGATGTCGCTGCCCGATGCACAGTCGTCCTTGGAGAGGTCTATGTAGTCGTCTCCCGTACCCGTCACGAGCCGCCAGTAGTAGTGGTTGCCCGATTTCAGGTTGAACGTCTCGCAGATGGCCTGGTCATCCTCCTGGAAGGTGTTGTACACGGTACGCCCCTCCGAATCAGTGGTTTTGAAATAGCAGCGCCAGTATGTGCCCTTGTCCTCCACGCGGTTGCAGATGATGCCGCCGCCGGTATTGTACTGCCTGCCCCCGACATAGGTGGACTGCTGCACCTGGATGTCCTCCACGCTCAGCTTCTTCCGGATGTCCACAAAGTCGATGTCGAGATGGTAGTTGCCGTCCGCGTCCCGGTAGATGCCGAAACCTGAGCCTCCGGCTGAGAAGTTCTCCGACACGAGGTCTTTCAGCAGCATGATTTCGTTCAGCGTTGCCGTGCCCTTCACGTTGATGCCCTCGATGAAGGTCATCAGTTTCTCGATGGTCTCGGCGATGTCCTTGCGCACGTAGCGGTCGTCGTTGTCGTTCTTGCTGCCTATAGGGTCAAGCTTGAAGTGCCTCTTCCCGTCGGTCTCCGGTATGCTGTCGTCCTTCGACAGCTTGTAGACGGCACCCCCGTTCTCAAGGGTCGACACGAGCTGTCCCGCATAGGGGAAATAGGCTTCGGCGTCGGTGTTCCTCGCGTATACGCGTGCGTCCTCTATGGTATCGAATACAGACGAGCTGTCGATAGGCCGGTACGTTGTCCTCTTGTATTGCAGCGCGAAGCTGCTTCCGTTTATCTTTACCATGTCAACTCGTTTTGAATGTGAATGTATCGGCATCGTTCGTGCCGTCGGTCCGTATCACCCACATGCGGTAATCCGTTGCCTGGCTTCCGTTAGCGCCTTCCACAGGGATGGAAGTGGGGCCGCTGCACACTCCGGTGTCTTCGATAAAATTACCGGGATATGCGGTCAGGGTGAGCTCGCTCACGGTTCCCTCAGGTATGCAGATTACGATTGTCTTCCACCGGCCGGCACTGAACTTGTAGCTGCCGGCCCCGGTGTACATCCCGCTGCTGCCGAGTGACCGTACCTGGGCCGATGTGGCAGGCACAGAGTCCACAACCCCGGCAAACCACTTGCGGCGCACGTTTACGCTGATGGTGTCGTTCAATGTCTTTTCCGGCAGCTGCCCGTCGGCCGATGCGGCATAAGTGACGGCGGCCTTGTAGGTCTCCCTCTCGATATAGGTGCCGGACAGCCGTCTGACAGCAGTCTGTACACCGGAATTCTCTTCCGAAAAATGCAGTATATTATCCTTCTTGTCATCATAGTAGGCTTCCTTCATGGCACCCTGTCCGTTGCGTGTGGCCGTGTAGGTGATATATCCTTTCGGAGTGCCATATTCCACATCATTTGATGTCGATATGCTGCTCCGGAGTTCCGCTCCTACCGGTCTGTAAAGCATATTGCGAAAAATCTTTTCCCATGTCTCTCCGGAAGCAACCACATCTCCCTTCTTTATATATCCTACATCGCTGGAATTGACAAGGATATCCTTCTTCAGTTTGTCAGACACCTCTGTGATGGAAGAAGAGCCACTGCCTCCGGAAGAGGAACTCCCCCCCATTGACACCACATACTGCAACTGCGAGAGGCTTGCTTCCACTGTCCTCTTCCATCCCTTGCCGACCTTGTTGGTGCACTCAATATTGGCGATTCCCAGGTTGTCCAGCTTCCGCACCACCTTCGTCATCCGGGTATCGAAATATCCGGAAGAGAAATACTTGTCACTGAGCAACCGCACACGTTGACCGAGCTGTAATGGTATGTTTTGCTTGTCTACCCATATATAGTCTGTGTCGCCACCATAGATGGATATGTCATCGCTGTATTTCTCCAAGAAACTGTCCACGGCAGCCTTGTAGTCCTGCTCAGCCTGAGCTTCGTATGATTCTGGCATGCGAATATTCCAGGGAATATACGTGTCTCCCGGCTGGGGTACAAGGTTTCCGCCCGGTATCTGAATGTCATCGGAAGGATAGGTGTTGATGATTTCCCATTCCAGCGTATCCGAATTATAGTTGGCCTCGAACCAGTAATTGTTGCTTTCGGAATTTCCCTGCCCGGCAAGGTCACCGGTCTGAAAGGATATACGTTTCACAAGCCCGGCAATCTCGTTCTTGTTCGGGTCAAATAGCATTCCTTCGTCATTAAAATAGTAGACCGTAAACTTCTTGCCGTCCTCATCCGTCTTTTCTTCACTTCGCACAGAGGTGACCGTTCCGGTGTATTTCGGAAAGATTTCCGAAAATGCGGATTCCTCCACATGCTCGAACAGTCCGTAATGCGTGTTCCGGTCCACATATTTCGCTTTGTCCGGCAACTGGAGACGGCTGTAGCCATAGCGGCTGCGGTCTATGTTCTTAGTGCTGCCAAGAGGAATTAAACGTGTAAAGAACTTCACATCATCACTGTTTTCCGACTGTACCAACGAGGTGAGGCCCTGCAAATAGCCCAGTTCTACGAGCTCACCACGTTCACAACGGGTCAGATTGATTTTGAAATCATCCACCCACCATTCGGACTCAAAAGCGTCGGACATCAGCGACAAGGCATCCCAACAAGTGGCATTGTTGTATTCCACTGTCTTGTTCGCGGATTCCAAAACTTCACCAATGCTCCATACCGGTATAGATGACAATCGGTTCATGTTATCCACCCATTTCTGCAGATGTACCTTCGGACTGTCATTCAGAGAGAACTGCGGTTCATACGCACCGTCCGTCAGGTGCAGGTACATCACCTGCTCAGCGTCGTGGATGGGGGCGTAGAACTTCACCGAGTAGTTGTACGTCTGCCTGTTCTTCTGCTTCGGCTTGTACTCCTTCTTTATACTGAACTTCACTCCCTCCAGCAGCACATAGTCCTCCACGTCCAGCATCACGTAGGACGGGTGGGTAAAGGAGACCGACACAGAGCATTCCTTCATCAGTTCCTGGTTCCAGGTGGAGGAGGAGGATGTGGAAACCGTCAGTTTCAACTCTCCGGACCGGTTATAGATTTTGAGTTCCATTCAAACAGCTTTTAATCGTTATTTAAAGAGCTCCGGGTTTCGGTTCCCGAAACTTCATTTTCCATCTCTCTACGACCGTTCCGCCGGCTACATCCGTCACGGTATCGAAGTCGGAAGAAGACTTGTAGTAGAACTTATAGGCGGATGTCTTCCCCTTTACCTGCAGGTTCACCCATCCGGAATACATGACCTTCATCAATGCCGCACGGCGGGTCTCGCATTTCTCCGGAGAAGAGGCGTATACGGCGAAGTACAACGTCACGTCACGGGCCTTGTAGCAGGATGACGGCAATGCCTCCGGCAGTTCCTCGCCGTTGCGTTCCCGGAAATCCACGGCAGTATACTCCTTCATCTCAAGCGGTTTCAGCAACTCGCTGAGATTAAAGTTATCCTCCTCTCTGTCCTCACAGAGGAAAGCGGAGTATTCCGTCCAGGCATCCTTGCCGTTTATCGTCATATATCCTGTCAAATCTTTCATAAGCTTGCTATATCGTTTTCCATCCGTCCCGGTCCTTGCTTGCCAGAAGGTCGAATATGTCTTCCAGTATCTTGCAGTAAGCGGTGTTCTCAGCTATCTGCAGGAATATATCATGGTCGGCGGAACGTCCCTTCGTCAGTTCCTCCAGCAGACGGTGCATGCCACTGGCATGGTCCTGCAGGGAGGTGAACAATCCCTCCAGCTTCGTACCCTGTTCCTGGCTCATGGCGGTAAAGACACCGCCGCGTCCTGATTGGCTGCCTCCATCTTCGCCCGATGGTTTCCAGTTGAAATCTTCCATCAGCTGCTCACGCTCTTTCAGCATCTCATCGATTATCTTCCGGTAATCCCCGCGCAGCTTCTCCGCCTCCGTGGAAGAAAGTCCGTCCTTGTCGGCCATGTCCGCCCATGAGTCATACAGTTTCTGTATCCGGTCCTTGTATCGCGTGGCTACCAGTGCGGAGAAAATGGCATTCTGCAGGTACTTCTCAAAACTGTCCGCAAAATCCTCCGAAGTGGCATCCATATCGGACAGCATGGAGACGAAGCTGTTATAGAAGCTGTCAAAGTCCGTCTTCGTCAGTGCCTCCTTGCGGGCTTCCTGCACCTCCTGCCAGGCTTCCTCGCTTTCGATAATCTGGTTCAGGTAGTCCTGTGTGTCCTCGTGCAGTTCGCTCCAGAACCCGCTTGCTTCATCACGAAGTCTCACCAACTGCTCATACGAGAGGTCGAAGAGTCCCGTCATGCGACCGTCCCCTATGCCGTATTTATCGAAGTCGCTACCCAACACCTTCCTGGCTTGCTCCCAGGCGGACCGGGAGATGTCCTTGCGCTGGTCGGTACCGTGCGAGGCGCTTGACCCCACGCCCAGAAACCCCTTGCTTGCACCTGCATTCAGATAGGCCTTACCCATCTCCCGGGCATAGTCCTGCTGTTTTTTCAGCAACTCACGGGCACGCTCATAAGAGTTGTCGGCATTGGCGAAGTCGTCCGCCTCCATGGAAGCAACGAGCTCCTTCTGTTTGGAAATGACCCTGTCGAGTACTTCCATGTAACTCTCGTATTTCTCTTTGGCCTGCCGGTAACGTCTTTCCGATCGTTCGCCTCCCCAGTCGGCACCGAACAGGCTGCCCACGCTCTTGATGGCACCGCCCACGGTGTTCACCACACCGCTTATCATGCCGCCGATATCCATGCTGAGCAGTGATTGGGCAAACTGGCTGATGCCTTCGCTCATGGTGTTGAATCCTTCCACCACACCTTTCACATTCTCGTCAACAGTGACGCCAAAGCCTTCCAGTGTGGAGATGATGGTACCGGCAGCTTGACCGTAGGATGACATCCTGCCCGCCACACCCTGCAGCGATTGCGCCAATGCCGCCTGCTTTTTCAGACGGTTGTTCTGGGCGGCTGCAAGGTTCCTTTCAGCCTGCTCCTGGGTCAACAGTCCAGCTACAAGTCTGCCGGTCTCGTCCCTATACATACCCGTAACCACTTCACCTCCTGCCATTACGGTGTTCAGGTCTTCCTGGGCGCTCTCCACTGCCGCCTGGGATTCGCCGTACTCTGCCAGCGAGCGTTTCAATTCCCGGAAAGGCTTGCGGTCGGCAATCTTCAGGTCTATATCCGTAAGGGCATCCTGCAATTCCTTTAAATCGGACGGGCGCAGTTCTTTGGCAGCGCCATTGATATATTCTTTCAGCTTGTCACGAAGCGCGGAAAGCGCTTCCGTACTCTGTCCATCCAGATTGCCGAATACGTCAGCCAGGTTGACGGTCTTCTTGAATTCCCCGAAGTCCAGTTCCTTCAAGTCGTTGTCCCGTTTCTTTTTCAGTGATTCCTTCTCGCCTTCGGTTTCGGCACGGGCTATCTTCAGTGCATAGTCCTGCACGATGGCAAGGCGCTTGTCCTGGTAAGTGCCGTATTCCTTGTTGTAGTCAATCCAGTCCTGGCGGTTCTTCTCGCGCCATTCCTTTTCTATATTATAGGTGTCCTGCAGGTATTGTACCCGGGCAAGGGCGCGTTGTGCCGTCGCGCCGTCCTTCACCTGCCTCTCTTCTTCGGGAGTCACCTTCCTGCCCGCCTTCCTTGATTTCTCCAGTTTGGCAAGGGTATCGCGTTCTTCCTTGTCGATAGCGGCAAGAGTGTCATTATACTCCTTTTCGGCAAGCGCCTTGCGTTTTTCCCGTCCCTCCACCATCACGGCGATGCGGGCGGCCTCCACTTTCCGCTGGGCACGGATGCGGGCGTCGGCAAGCTCGGCGGCATAGTCAAGTCTGGTACCTTTGGAATTTTCTTTGTCCGTCTTCTCCGTGATCCCGGCTTCCTTCAGTTTTCTGGCGGACTCCATCAGTTTGTCATTGTATGTTTTTGTATAAGTCTCCGCATCCTGCTCCGCTACTTCCTTAATGGCATTCTGTTTCCCGATACCTGCATTCCAGACGGTTTCAGCCCTTGATGTGCCTTGTTTGTCGGACATGGAGCCCGGAGTCCATTGAGGGTCAAGGAACAGGAATGAAACCGCCTTGTCTTTCCAGCTTGGACCCTCCTTCTTTTTCCGGTCTATCTCCGTCTGGGCCTTCAATGCCTTTTCTGCCTCTTCCGCTGCCAGCTTAAAGGCTGCGGCAGCCTCCGCACGCAAAGTCATGGCCTGGATAAAGGCCTCCGTATTTGTAACCAGCGCGTTCTCGGCTTCATCCACATTGCTTACGGACACGCCCAGCTTGTCAAATTCGTCCTTGTTGTCCGTAATGAACTTCTTTTTCTCTGCCAGGTCATTGCCCAGCTGATTCCAGCGTTCCTGCAAGGAGCGGATTGTAACAAGCTGTCTGCCGAGGCTGGAAGTGTCCAGCGAGTCATTTATCTTTTCCTGGGCATCCGCCATCTCCAGGGCGGCCCTGCTTCCTTTTCGCATCCGGCCGGCAAGCTCCCATATCTCTTTACTGTATACGACAGTCAGCGTGATGGCGGTAGCCATGAAAGTCTGCCACGAGAAAAGGGACGAGAGCACCTGCTTCCATACCGGTGTCGCCTTCTGGCCTGCCGCCGTCAGTCTCTCGTACTCCTTTCTGGCATTGCCCACCGCATCCGTAAACATCGGGATGTTGTTGGATATGGCCAGGAAGAACATCTGCGGTCCCATGGCCAGTGACGGAAGCTCGCGGGCTATCTGCGCCATGCTCATCTTCACGCTGTTCAGTTTCGGTGCGGGGTCATTGCCTATGACGGGTGTCTCGCCCGCCCGTTTTTTGGCAGCCTCGTATTCCTTAAGCTGTTCCTTCAACCCGCCGATGGCACCCTTCAGCGCCTGGATGTCAGCCATCTCCCTCTCACCGGCAAGCCCTTGTTCCTGGAGATTCTTATACTCCTTCTCCAGATCTTTCAGTTCCAGTTTCAGATGCCCGATCATCCGCCTGGTGAAAGCCTCCATGTTGGCCACGTTGCCTTCCACCGACCTCATGCCCGCCAGCGTCTTGTCATCAAGGAATATTTCAAGTTTAATGGGATTCATCAGCGTTTTCCTCCTCGTCAAGCAATTGTTGTAAATAGTCTGCCGGAGATATGTCCGGCTGCCCGTTGCGGCTTCTCCTCTCGGCAACCATCTCCTGCGTGGTCTTCTTCCTTCCCGGCACATGGCGGGGGAAGTCCTGCCACATCAGCATCAGCATCGGGTAGTTCACACCGCGCATGATGTAGTCCACACTCCAGCCCGTGTCACGGGCTATCTGTCCCACGAGACCGAACGGGCTATGGGCGGGCTCCGTGTACCCCTTTAACTCCCGTTCTGTTTTCTTTGGCTCAGATTGGGCGCTGTCAGGCTCATCACCTCTGCCAATCTGATAGTACTCCCGAAAGGGACCGTGCTCATCGTGCTCAGGGCGATCATCCATGCCTCCTCCAGGGCGGCGGGGTGCATGCAGTTGCGCAGCATCCATGCCACCGGACGGTTCAGAAGCCTGCCCGACACCCTGCCGCGGACGATGGCATATGCCACCATGCGGCTCACTGTTTTGGTATGCTTCACCATAAACTCCAGCTTCTGTTCAAAAGTGTAGGCCCTGAGTTCCTCGTATGTCACACCCAGTTTCAGATACATCCGTGCCATGCGGCAGCGGCTTTCCAGGGTTGGTATCCGCATCACCCAGCGGATGTGTCTCCCTCCGGGAAGCCGCAGCGGAAGGGAGATGCCGGCATCCGACATGACCCTCTCCGCAAGGGATTCCATTTCAAAGTTCGGTTTCATGGGCAGCCCCCCATTAGCCTGCAGCCTCGGTACCCGTATCCGGGTCGATGCCCTTGGCGAAGAGCTTCATGCGCTTGCCCTCGGCATCCTTCAGCAGCTCGATGTTCAGGGAAAGCCCCAGCACGTTGGATGAGTTGATGCCGTTGGCAAAGTCACTGCCGGTCACCTTGGCATTGTAGAAGCGCAGGGTCTCGCCGCTGTCGGCAACCACGTCCATCACGCCCGTGGCTTCCCAGTTCTCGGGGGGCTCCCAGTTGTTCTTGGCGTCCTTCGTGCCGCCGATGGTGTTCACCAGGCTCTCGGCGTTCAGCTCTATCAGGGTGCAGGTGAATGCCTTCTTGCCGGGATTGGTGGTAAGTGTCATTACCGGGCCGTCCTTCACCTGCGCGGCGTAGATGTCCGTGGTACTCGGGGCGCTCCCGGCAGGCTGCAGGCCTTCCTCGCTGATAAGGCCGATTTCCTTCCCCTTGAATTTGAGGTGCGCCAGTCCGTAAATTAATCCGTCCATAAATTCTTTTGTTTTTTAAGTTCTGTTCAATCGCCGTTTAATCAGTATCAGAAGAAGGACGGCAACGGCCAGCCGACCTGTCCATATTTGAAACCACTGCCAGCCGGTGGGTTCCCTTATCACCTCAGGAGGCAGGGTCTCTACCGCTGAGGATGTCTCGTTGCGGATACGTGTCAGTTCTTCCGTCAGCATTATTACCTGGCGTGCCAGACTGTCGCAGGTGGCAGTCACCTCCAGGCTGTCTTCCGATATGCGATTGACATTCACTGTTGCCTGCCCGCTGCGCTTACTGAAGCCCGTCCCCACAGGTATCGAGGTTAATATCTTCGTCGGAAATGCCGTCCTCGCCACACTGGGAGGAACGGGCTGCTGAAGGAGAGCGAACCCGCTTCTGCCTTGCAGGCTGTCGGTATGATGGCTGGTCTGCATCAATTCCCCCTGACTTCTGCAACTCGATACGGATAGGACAATCATTATAATGGCGGCAAGTGGAAGCCTTACGGATAGTACGGTTGAGTTCACGTACCGCCTTGTTAAGCTTGATGTTCTCATTCTGCAATTCAATTAATGTCCCCGAAAGGTTGTCATACATTTCTTTATAGGCATCGTTCCGCTCCTTGGCGGCGATTACCTTGCTGTTCTCCCGGTGTCTCAACCATGCCCAGAGGGAACCGGCAATGCCGCTCGGCACAAGCCACTGGAGAATCTGCATTATCGTTTCCATGTTCATGGCCAAGTAGTTTTCAATAATCACTTAAAGCAGGCTCCAACCCGTGATAATGTCCTCCATCACGGCAGGTACTCCGTTTTCCACCTGCGACATCGCAGCCGCAAAAGCGCACATCGTACCTTGATCACCCACATCGGGTATATAGCTTGCCGGCACCTGCATCTCCTTGCACACACGGCTGATGTAACCGTTCGTGTTGTTCTCTGTGGGTGGCGCCCAACGTCGGATAAAGTCGGCAATGGTGCGGCAGCCGTGTTTGCGGCGATAGTTCTGTAACAACTTCAGACCGGCACGGTAGCCGTAGGCCATCGTCCTGAACTGGCAGAACGAACGGTCCTGCGAAGGCCGGATTTCCCCCTGCCACACGGTGGTGGCAGAGAGACGGATATTCAGCGGGTTATTGTTGCGTAGTCCTCTGCTCATCACTCGCTGATATCTGAAGTTCCGATACTGATGTAGGCGTTTCCGTCGTACATCAACGTGGTGACCTTGCTTGCGGCACAAGCCACCTCGCCGATGGTCTGGGCATTGGCACTGGCGTTCTTGACGATGAGCAACGAACCTGCCTGGACTTGCGTGTCCAGCGTGAAAGTCGTTGCGGCGGTTCCGGCTGCAATATCCACAATCTGGGGATTGCAGTCATGTACCAGGGACTTGTCTTCGGGTTTGCGGGTTACGGCAACCGGGAACGGTATCTGTACACAGCGGTCACCTTCTTCTGTATAGGGGGCGAAGAAGTCAAAGCTTCTCCGCGATTTCATGTTAATGTAACTCATTGCACTTTAATTTTCAAGGTTAGGATTTCTTCGTGGTAAACATGGCGCCCAGATACTTGCCGGTGATGGGCAACGCGATACCGCGCATATTGAATCCGAGCACATCACCGCGGTATTCAGGGTCGTTCAGACGGTAGTACATGTCCTCCATGCTCTTGGCACGGCAGACGGCGTCACGGTACCATACGGTGGAGGCGATGGCGTCCGTATCGCGTACCGGAGCGTCCCATTCTACTTTCTTGCCCGTAGTACCGTTGTATTTGGGCACCATGGAAGTGACGTGAATTTTGAAGCCGAACATGGAACCGGTGGAGAAGAACGTCTTGAACATCTCCAGGTCCTGGAGCTGAAGGTCAGTGGCATGGTAGGGATGCAGTGCCAGGATTCGTCCTTCCTTGGGTACCTGCATCATGTCAAGCCGCGTGGAGAGCGCCAGGACCTTTTCATAAGTCATGGCCACATAGCCGGTGCCCTGCTTGCTGGCATTGCCGTCGTTGATTTTCAAGACCGGAGTGGTCTCGCTGTCCTGCGTGGGAGCCCAGTTGTAGATGGCCAGTTCGGAGAACTGCATCTGCAGGGACTTCTGATGCCCGGCAGCCACACTCCTGCGTTTCTCGGCGGATTCCTCGATTTCGATGGCGTTGATATGTACGGTGTTTTCCGTATCGAAGCGCTTCATCGGAATCTTGTAAGGCTTGTCGCCGCGTGCCACTACCGGTATCGGATATACCTCGTTGTCGATGAATACCCTCGGGTCGATACCCGCTTCCTGCAGGTTCAGGTACTCGTTATCGGTCCACATGCTGAAATCACGCGAGTCGGAAACGAACGAGGTTTCCGGATAGAACTTCTCGATAATCTCGGGAATCCAGATTTCCTTGTTCAGCCCGTCTGCCAGACAGCCGGTAAGTTGCAACGGAACCAGCGAAAGCCCCATCTGGATGCTGAACATCAGGTTATGGTCGATGCCGATACTCTGTGCAAACAGACCTGAGGTGGCAAAATTGAACAGCATTGCTGTGAGCAGTGAAAAGATGAATTTTGTCTTCATTGTCTTTTGTTTATAAAATGATTATTCCGGGTATTTACCGTAGGCTTCATGGAACTTCTCCCGGTAGAGGTTCCTGTCCTTTTTAAGTTCCTTGAGCATATCCTTTTCCAGGATTTCCTTGAAAGACATGTCTGCCAGCTGCACGTTTCCTCCGGCCTTTCCTTCAGTCTGTACCTGGGAACTGACGGACTGACGTACGGAAATGGAGCTGAGGCGTACTTCGGCCTTTGCAAAATCAACGGCAAAGTCCTCCAGCCAGCTCTCACGTCCTTTGGCGTCAATACGCCCGTCTTTAACAGCCGCGTCCACCAGGGTGACGGCTTTTTGCTTATTGGCTTCCTTCTCCTTCGTCTCAAAGGCCGTCACACGCTCCTGCAATGTCTGTTTCTCACTCTTGAGCGTGGCGTTCTCGGCCTGCAGGCTGTCGCGCAGGGTAATCAGGCCCTGTACTGCTTCCCGGATAGCCTGGTCGGATGCGGAGTCCGACAATTTCAGCATCTGTGTCAAATAACTCATATTCTCCTCTTTTTTATGGTTAATACTGATTTTTTTATCCATCAGTCTGACAAGCGCCTGCCCGTCAGACAAGTCTATACGTTTGTTCGTCGCGCGGTCATACATGGCAAGGGCGTTATGGTTGGAACCTATGGGGCAGACGGACATCTCCCGCATGGTCCACTTTATGGCTGTAGGCCCTGTCTGTCCCGGAAGTTTCAATGCGGGGTCATCACTGACCTCTTCAGGAGGCCAGGCGCCGATACTGGCCATGCGCAGGAAGCCGCGCTCCACCTTGCCGGCTATTGTGCGCCCTTTTTCGTCCTCCTCGTCGAAAACGACATCCACCAGAATCCTGCCGTCCTCCACACGCACGTTTTCGCCGCGTCCTATCGGGGTGTCCCAGTCATTATGGTTGTAAAGTACCACGGGGTTCTTTCTGAATTCTTCCAGATTGGCCCCCGAGGTCAGCATGCGGAAACCGTAAGTGTTTACGGATTCGTCATGTACGCAGAATGTATATGTTTTGCCCATTGCTTTTCCCGTTTTGTCTGCTGCAAAATTCAGAGATAAAAAGAAGGTGTGCAAATCCCCCTGTAACAGTTTCCTTCCGGCTGGAAACTGTTACAAGCCAGGTGGAAACCATTACAGACGGATTATTTTAATCGGTATGCGCTGCCTAACTTTGTACTGTAATAATCAAGAGAATGAATATGTCCAAGACACTAACGAACCAACAGAAGAAGGACTGGGCGAAGATGCTCTACATGCAGGGAGAACTGCAAAGCAGGCAGATAGCCGAAAAGGTGGGCGTCAGCCCTGTCACCATGAGCAAATGGAGCAGGGAGGGCAACTGGGAGATGCTGCGGGCGGCAGTCACCACCACGAGGGAGGAGCAGATACGCAACCTCTACATGCAGATAGCGGAAATGAACAAGGCCATAGCCGAGCGCGGTGACAAGTATGCCACTTCCACCGAGGCCGACACCATCAACAAGCTGTCCGCCGCCATCGCCAAAATGGAAGGGGACTACGGCATAGCCGATATCATCAGCGTGAGCAAACAGATCCTTTTCTGGCTACGCAAGCGTGATCCGCAGAAGGCAATCGAACTCAGTTATTATTTTGACGAATTTGTAAAGGAGAAATTAAGGTAACGCCATGGCAAGAAAAAGACTGACAGGAAACACCAGGGCACTCTCCGACGACTGGGAAGAAACCCTCAGACAGATACGCACACAGACCGCCGTTGACTTCACCATGACCGGGGAGGAAAAGGCAAGGAGATTGCGCGAGCTGGAAGCGGACCCTGTCGCATGGGTGAAGTTCATGTTCTACAGATATGCCAAATACGAGTTTGCAGGATTCCAAAAGAAAGCCATCAGGCGCATCATCGGGCATTCAGACGGGAACTGGTACGAAGTGCTGAGCTGGGCGCGTGAGCTGGCAAAGTCCACCATCGTGATGTTCATAGTACTCTACCTGGTCATCGTGAAGAAGAACAAGCGGTGCGTCATCATGGCATCGGCGACCAATGACGGCGCGAGGAAGCTGCTGAACCAGTACCGGGCACAGTTCGAGGCGAACGAGCGGCTGAAATATTTCTACGGCAACCTCATCGGTGACAAATGGACGGAGGACTATTTCACCCTCAGCACCCGCGTGTCGTTCATGGCAATGGGATGGGGACAGTCACCGCGCGGAGTCAAGATGGACGAGGTACGCCCGGACGTATTGCTCATGGATGACTACGATACCGACGAGGAATGCCGCAATCCGGAGACTGTGAACAACAAATGGAACTGGTTCGAGCAGGCGCTGTTCTTCACCCGCTCCATCAGCGAGGCGCTGCTTACCGTCTGGACGGGGAACGTCATTGCGAAGGACTGCTGCGTCTCACGTGCCGGCAACAAGGCAAGGGAACTGGCCGCAAGGGAGAAACCTATCGGAAACTGGGATATCATCAATATACGCATGGTGGATATAGGCAAGCCCGATCCGCAGGCGGATTACCAGTTCGGAACGTCCGTATGGCCGGAAAAGAACACTGAGGAGACGATAGACGAGGTACTGGCACAGGTGAGCCTCGCCAGCGGGCAGAAGGAGTGTTTCAACAACCCGGTCGTGGAGGGTTCCTACTTCAAGGAGATACGCTGGGGAGAGTGCCCGCCCATAGGCAAGCTCAAATATATTGTCAGTTACGGGGACCCGGCACCGAGCAACACCACCGGCAGGAAGGCGAAGAAGAACTCCTTCAAGGCGAATTTTCTCATGGGGCTATACGAGGGAACGCTGTATGTATATACCGGATATCTGCGGCATGTCACCAACGACGAGTTCGTGAACTGGTATTACTATCAGCGGGACTACGTAAGGGAAAGGACGCAGCAGAGGAACTACATAGAAAACAACAAACTGCAGGATCCGTTCTACCAGCAGGTATTCGTTCCTCTTTTCCTTGCAAAAGGGAAGGAAAAAGGACATTACATCAATATCTCACCCGATGGGCGTGACAAACCTGATAAATTCGTACGTATAGAAGGTAATCTGGAACCGTTGAACAGGGCGGGAAGGCTCGTTTTCAACATACGGGAGAAGGACAACCCGGACATGCAGCGGCTGGAGGAGCAGTTCAGGCTGTTCGATGACGGGCTGCCGGCACCGGCAGACGGACCGGATGCCATCGAGGGGGGATATTACATGTGCCAGCAACTGAACGCCCACATGGAAGCCGGAAGCTACTGGATAGGAAGACGCCCCCATAACAAAAAAAGAATGTGACAAACCATTAAAAATGAACATATATGGCTTATTTGGAAGTAGAGGAAATGACAACCCATATCTATGAGGAGGATATGGATACCATCAGCCATGGTGATGACGCGGCGATGATGTCGGCCATAGACGCCGCCATAGAGGAGGTGCAGGGATATCTTACCAAGTACGACACGGGAAAGATATTCGCCGCCAGGGGAAAGGAACGCAATCCCATATTGCTGCTTTTTGTAAAGGACATAGCCGCCTGGCACTTCTGCAATATCTGCAACGCCGGAGTGGATATCGAAATGCGCGAGAAACGTTACGACCGCGCCATTGAATGGCTCAGGAACAATCAGAACAGGCAGAACCCGAACCTGCCGGCAGCGCCGGAGCAGCCGGGACGGCAAGAGTGCAGGCACTGCGGGGAAATGGCGTTCGGAAGCAACAGGAAACGTGACAACCACTTTTAAACGGAAACCTTATGACAAACAGGAAGAGAAAAAAACGGCAGGCAGGCGCTGTGCCCAAAAAGATTGTGACGCCGGTATATAATCAGATACTGGTGCAGCCCGTGCACAGGGGAATAAACGATATAGGCACATGGAAAAGTGCGCTCAGGGCGGCTGACATGGGGCTGCGCAGCAAACTGTACGACCTGTATGAGGATATACTCATGGACGGGACTGTGACGGATGCCATCGGCAAACGCATAGAGGCGATAACCGACTGCGACATCAACTTTACGGTAAACGGAAAGGAAGTACCCCGGATAACGGAACTCATAGATACTGTGGAGTTCGAGAACCAGCTGAAAGAGATCATGTGGAGCCTTTTCTGGGGAATATCCGTAGACGAATATTCTTTCGTGAACGGGTTCGACTTCAACAGCATACCGCGTAAGCACATACGTCCCAAAGAGAAGCTGATACTGCGGCGCCAGTACGATACGGACGGGATCAGTTACAGCGATGACGGCATGATCATACAGTGGGGAGAGGATGATGATCTGGGGCTCTTGCTGAAAGTGGCTCCCTATGTGATATACAAGCGCGGGGGATTCGGGGACTGGGCACAGTTCGTGGAACTCTTCGGGATGCCGCAGCGCATAGGAAAGTACAACAGCATGGACGAACAGAGCAGGAGGCTTCTCATACAGGCGTTCGAGGAAGCGGGATCGGCACCGTACATTGTCATCCCCAAAGAGAGTGACGTGGAACAGACGACACTCAGCGGAAGCAGCAACGGCGCGCTCTACAACGATTTCCGCAATGCCTGCAACGAGGAGATACTCATAACCGTACTGGGACAGACCATGACCACCAGGGACGGCGCGTCGCTCTCACAGAGCAAGGTCCACATGGAAGTGCAGGAGAAGAAACACCGCAGTGACCGGCGTTTTGTCATACGCATGCTGAACAAATACCTTGTACCGCTGCTTGAAAGCAGGGGATATCCGGTGCATGGCGGCAAGTTCTCGTTCGTGGACAAGAAGGACGAAATCACGGTGAACGACCTGAAGACGCTTTCCACCATGATTCCCATACCCCGCAGTTACGGCTATGAGAAATACGGCATACCTGAGCCGAAGGACGGCGAGGAAATATTTCTGGGGACACCAACCCAAACGGATGGCGAAACGGATGGCGCTGCAAAGGCCAGACCGGGAAAGCAGGATGCCCCCCCGCATGATCCTATAAAAAACAAGGATGAATGTACACTGTGGGAACGGGTGAGGTCTTTTTTCGTAGCAGCCCCGCATCCGGGCGGGGCTGGCATAATCCGCATGAGTGATACCTCCCCTCTGGATGAAAGGCTCATCGCTGCCGTATGGAACGGTGAACTGGCCGGTTTCAGTCCGGAGCTTTTCCGGTTCTTTGCCGAAGACTTTTTAAAGGCTGTTCGAACGGCATTTGAAGAAGGACCGAGAAATGCCGATGTGGGCGTGGCCTACAAATTGTCGGATGACCTGTTCCGTATGGCTATGGAGCAGAACCTGTTCCATTTCTCCGCTGCCAAGACGCTGGCGGAGATACAGGAACTGAACAGACTCTTCCGGGAAAGCGGGAGCTTTGGTGAGTTCCACCGCAGGGCAAAGGAAGCCACTGAAGTATTCAACAAGACCTGGCAGAGGACGGAATACGAAACGGCGGTACTCACAGCCGAGGGTATGTCCACCTACCGGAAATTACGGACGAAGAAAAAGGTATATCCTTTCTGGGAGTACCTGACGGTGAACGACGGCAGGGTACGTGAGGAACACATGAAACTTCATGGGGTCATCCTGCCTGAAAACGACCCGCGGTGGAACAAAATATACCCGCCGAACGGTTGGGCATGCAGGTGTCTCGTGACCGGACGGATGAAGCACCAGGTAAAGGTCGATCTTGAAGAGATGCGCCGGCGTGTGGACGATTTCCTGAAAACGGCCGAATGGAAAAAGGCCGAGGCGCAAGGCTGGGGAGTGAACCGCTGTGACTCGGCACAGATATTCACCGCCGACCAGATGTACATCCGCAAGTTCCCGCAGCAGGCTTCCTCTTATCTGAAGAACATGACAGCCGAACGCTGGAACCTGCCCGGGGTACAGGCCATGAAGAGGGATGCTTCCGGGAATATCCCTGCCAGTGAGCGGAGTGAACAGGAGGTATGGGAAACATACGCTGAAGACGGAAGAATTGTGCTGACGGATTACGACGGCCGGAAAGTGGTTGTCGAAAAGAGACAGTTCGACAGCCATACTGCAGGCAAGGGACGGGACAACCGCATAAGGTACTGGGATGCCATGCTGGAAACCCTGCACGCCCCGGACGAGGTGTGGCTCAACGATGAGATAAAGCATGACCTGCTCGACACCTATTGTCTGTTGAAATACTACAACGACGAGGTTCTGGCCGTAAACTACCGGATAGAGGGGGAAAAACTGGTGCTGAAGACCTGGTATGTCATGCAGACACGCACACCGGGAAACCGGAAGGTAAACCTTAAAAAGGAGATATGGGACAAACGCCGCAGAGGGCTGCTGATAAAAAAGCGTCGGAGTGCATCCTCGCCTCCGTCCGAACCGTAAAGGTGAAACGATCCCGTCGCTTCTCCGCCCGTCCGGATTGGATAGCCGGTCTTGCACTCCTTCTTGGGGCTGATCCTGCCTGGCGCTGTCGATTCTCAGACCTTGCAAATCCCCCTTGCACCCCCGGGGTGTTGGATACGTGTTGTCTCCCCGTCAGGACAGGACTTCGATGCAAATATAGCCATTTTAAAACGTAAGGCAATGGATTTTGGCAAGGAATTGGAACAAAGGGTGAAAGAGGCCATGGAGGCGGTGCCCGAGGCGGTGGCTTCCACGGCGAAACGGTATTTCCTGGAACGTTTCTCCGAAAAATCATTTGACGGTGAGCCGTGGCCGCCATGGAGTAAAAGATACAGACCCGGAAGGGGGACGCTGCTTGTACAGAGCGGAGCCCTGCGCAAGAGCATCGACATAGACGGGATCAGCGCCCGCAAGGTGGTCATTACTGCCGGTGGTGACAGGGTGCCGTATGCACGTGCCCATAACGAGGGGTTCTCCGGCAGCGTAGTGGTTCCTTCCCACAGCCGCACCGGCAGGAAAGGCAAACAGTACGTTGTAAAGCAACACACCCGGAAGGCTTTGATTCCCCGGCGGCAGTTCCTGGGCGAAAGCCGGGAACTGAACCGCATATTGAAGAAAGATATCGGACTACTGTTTAAAAACATCATGGAACAATGAAAAAAGAAATTCTCAAAGCGGTCATGGACCGCATACGTCAGGAAGTGCCGGCACTGCGCTGGGTGGATGCCGACGAAGGACAACTCGACTTTTCGGACAGCCGACCGCCCGTGGCCTTCCCCTGCTGCCTGGTGGAACTTTCCTACCCCGATGCGGACAACATCGCAGTCGCACACGCGTCGATACAACGTGTAGAGGCCGCTGTAAGCCTGAAGATAGGTTTCAATGACTGCGCCTCGTTCAATGCAAACAAACCCGTGGCCGTCCAGGATGTGGCGTTTGCGCGCATCGATTTCCTGGAGGATATTCACAAAGCGTTGCAAGGCTACCGCATGGACAACTGCAGCAAGTCATTCCGGCGCAAGAGCTGCCGGCCGCAGAAACGACCGGACGGGCTGAAAGTATACGAGGCTGTATACATGGCGGAGTTTATTGACAGAATATGATTTCTACCACTTCCAGCAGGGATACATCCGCTGGAGCTGGCGTGCCGTGGTGTGGGTGCTGCAAAGGTGCTCGAAGAACTCGGAACATTCGAGCCAGGCGTTGTTGATCGTACGCTCGTCAACGAAGAACTCCTTCTCCGCAAGAATGACAATCACATCGTCAAGACGGCGGCGCATGATTTCACGCCAATAGTAAAGACGGGCCGTCATCACACGGTTGCGCAGCCGGATACGCTCACTGCGGCTGGAAGCCGTACGGCGTAGCGGAGTGGTCGAAAGCTTGCCGCACTCGCCGTTGAAACCAAGAGGATTGCCCGGAAAAAGTTCTAACTGATTGCCCATACCCCGAAAATATCAATCGTTACCATAAATACCCTGAAAACCTGATACAAAGATAACAATAACGGCATATATACACAACAAAGGCCGCCATATTAATCATACGGCGGCCTTTCGAGGATTCATCGGCGTGTCTTCAACCTCATGGACAGCATGGCCTTGTCCCATAATACCAGAAAAGCATCCCAATAATCCTGAAAGCAGAAATAGTACCAGCTCATTTGCAGATACCATATCGGCAGATAGGCTATGAATATGGCGAACCACAAGGGGATGAGCAGCCAACGAAGCACCAGTCTTGTTCTGTTCATTATACGTCAGTTTTAAAACCGATACCGATAGCCTGCAATCTTTTTAAGGCTTGTTTCTCATAATCCTTTTTAAGTTTCTCACTGATCTTATTTTCCCAGCAATCCACACAAAAAGGTCCATCGGGAACATTATAGCAACCACCTTTTATCGGCTTCCCACATTTCTTGCATTGTAACTCATTATCCATTGGGTTCATATCTTATCAGTTATACTCCAATTATCTCATCATTGATACGAAATATGCTATCACTCACAAAATCGTATATCTTATACATAAGTTCTGGTTCTTCTTTTTCCGGAGAATAAACCATCACTTTTTTGCCTGCACCTTTCATCCATCCGGCTTCTGTATTGGCTGACCGACCACAAGGAAGAACCATTACGCACACATCAGCCCATTGCATACCATTGAAATCAGAATTAAATCCTTTTTGTGCAATCGGATGATTGAGAGCTTCTCTGTATTGTTCTGTTGTCCATTGCTGCCAATTAGGATCTATATCAGACCATTGAAAACCACCATTGCCATGAGGGGGATTCCTAAAGTCATATACTTCGTGACCTTTATTTCTGAGAAACGATACAACATCCTGTTGATATGAGTTTCTCCAACTACTTGCTACATA